ACAACACGATACTGGTTGTCTTTGCAAGCTGGATGTTGTCAATAGTCTACATCTCAGTGTTCGGAGAGATTGTTGTAAATAAAAATAGCAAAGAAGAGTTTATTATGTTATTATTACCATTGCAGTTAATCATCACCATAAGGAGTATTATGAATGTCATATTTAAAAAATAAAACACCATTCCAGTGCGGTCAAGAGGACGCTTTCTTTAACCTACCTAGACTACCTCGATGTGTGACAGAAGGCCGTAGCGTCCATCTAACAGGTTCTGATTCACGTTTAGTTGAGGAGTACGACGCTGGAAGACGAGACTCAAACGATTTCTACGGTTCTACAAAAAGATTAAAAACCATAAAGCATAGTTTTAATTCTACAGGGGACAGTACGATCAAACATGGTTTTATTAAGGATGGTCAAATGAAGGCTAAAACTATCGCACAACAATTAAAGGAGCTTGCAAATGATTGTAAAGTTGATTGACCATATGGGTTCTGACCTGACTGTAGTTAACGCTGCCAGGGTTAGTTTTAACAAGCAACATGATGACATAGATCAATCTGACAAGAATTTAATAAAATTTTTGGCTAAGCATAATCACTGGTCTCCTTTTGCTCACTGCACAGTACAGTTTAGGATTAGAGCGCCTATCTTTGTTGCTAGGCAGCTTCAGAAACACCAGGTAGGCTTAGCCTGGAATGAAGTCAGTAGAAGGTATGTTAACGATCCTCCTGAGTTTTGGAGAGCGCAACAGGGCTGGAGAGAGGCTGCAGAAGACAAGAAACAAGGGAGTGGTGGTATTGCTAATCATTCTAAGTATGCAGATCAGATATTAGGCGAGGTTCACGATAAATGCGGTGCTGCTTACAGTCAGCTTTTGTCTCTAGGTGTCTGTGAGGAACAAGCAAGATCCTTACTTCCTCAATCAATGTTGACAGAGTGGTTCTGGTCTGGTAGTCTCTATGCGTTCTCAAGAGTTTGTAATCTGAGAATGTCAGACGATGCACAGAAAGAAACAAAAGAAATTGCAATAGGTATTGACAAAGCCTGCACAATAATGTATCCTTTATCGTGGAAGGCATTAAGTAACAGAACTTTTGACATAGGAGAAGGATAATGAGATGTAAATCTTGTAATGAGACGTTAACTGATTGGGAATCGACCAGGAAGGTAGCAGAAACTGGTGAGTATGTTGAAATATGTAATCAGTGTTTTCAGGGAGATGTTCTGACTATTGATAGACCAGATCTTATGCACATTGAAGATGAGAAACCTGGTCTTGACTTTGAGCAACTAAATGAAGATGATTACAAGTCTTTAGGTATTAACGATATTTACTACGATCAATAGGAGAATCAAATGGATGATGAATTTTACGATGCTGATGGACATGATGCTGGGCAGTTTGAGGACAGTGAGGAGGAGTCGCATTTTTACATGACTATTTCTGAGTTTTTAGACCTTCTCGATATCTATTCTCCACAGTTTGTTATGATGACAATGTGGAGTCTAATGAAAGAAAGAGAAATGGAAAGAAGCTCTCTAAATAGTATTAATTAGTAATAATAATATATTATTATATATAATTATATATAAAACTAAATAGTTAGGGTAACATATTTTAAAGGATTTGTCAATGGGTATTCAAATAAAATCACATCAACCATGTCCAGACTGTGGCAGCTCAGACGCTTTGACTGCTTATGACTGGGGAACCAAGTGTTATGCTTGTGATTCTGTTCATAGGAATGACTCAGGAGCTACTCACTCAACTCAAAGGAGAAACATGACGTTAGTATCCAGTAATATAAAAGATGTTGGTGGTAAGCCTCTGCAGCATCCTAACGATGATGCAGTGTTTCAGTCTGTATCTGAAAGAGGTATTACCAGAGCTACGATGGAACATTTCGGCGTTAAGATTGACGGTAACAACTACTGGTTTCCTTACGCTGACAAAAATGGCAAAGTTGTGGCATACAAGAAACGCAGTATCCACGATAAGAAGTTTAGTACGACAGGCAATTGGAAAGAAGCGCAGATGTTTGGTCAGAATTTATTTAACAAGGGTGGTAAATATGTAACTGTTTGTGAAGGCGAATTTGACTGTCTTGCTGCCTATATGATGCTGGGCTCTAAATTTCCAGTGTTGTCAATTAGAAATGGAGCAGCTTCAGCAGCAACAGATGTTAGATCACACTACAAGTGGTTAGATAGCTTTGAGAACATAGTTGTCTTTATGGATAATGATGACCAGGGCAGGGCAGCAACAGAAGCTATCACTCAAGTCTTAGGATCTAAAGTTAAGGTATTTAGACCTAACAACGATTACAAAGATGCTTGTGATTATCTTGCTAACAACGATGGTCGTTTGTTTATGGATTGCTGGTGGGCAGCAGAGCGTTATGTTCCAGCAGGTATTGTCAGTGGTTCATCTCTGAAAGAACAGGTACTTACTCTTCCAGAAGAATCTAAAGTACGTTATCCGTTCTCCAAGTTAGATGACCTAACCTTAGGTATAAGAGATACTGAGTTAGTTACCATTACTGCTGGGTCTGGATTAGGCAAGTCACAGTTTGTAAGAGAACTGATCTACAGTATCTTCAACCAAACTACTGACAATATTGGTATCATGTTTCTTGAGGAAAGCACAGATAGAACTGCAAGATCCTTGATGTCACTTGAACTAAACAAACCCATTCACATACCAGGAACTGAGGTTACTCAGGAGGAACTTGAAACTGCTTACAGCACTATGCTTAAAGACGATAGGATTTATTTCTACGATCATTTTGGATCTAATGACATTGATTCTATTATTAATAACGTTCGTTTTTTTGCCAGAGCTCTTAATTGCAAGTACATCTGTCTTGATCACGTATCCATACTGGTTTCAGCGCAATCTAACAACGATGAACGAAAAGCTATTGACGAGATTATGACAAAACTGCGAATGTTAACTCAGGAAACAGGTATTTGTCTTTTCTTGGTCAGTCACTTGAAACGTCCTGATGGTAAGGGTTTTGAGGACGGTGCTCAAGTATCTATCTCTGCTCTTAGAGGTTCTGGATCTATCGCTCAATTATCGGATGTTGTAATCGGTTTAGAGCGTTCTAGTCAAGATCCTGATCCTATCGAGCGAAACACTACAACGGTTAGAGTATTAAAGAATCGTTACTCTGGTCAAGTTGGTCCTGCTGGACGCTTGCTTTATGATCTAAAGTATGGTAGAATGGTCCAGCGTTTAGATGAAGAGGAGGATAACGCTTTATGAGAAAAATAATTATTGACGTTGAAACCGATAGCACAGCTAGTCAGATTTGGTGTGCTGTAACTAAAGATTTAACTAACCAGGAGGTAAACGTATGGACGGAAGCAAGCGAGTTACAAGAGTATCTAAAACCCACAGATATCTTGATTGGTCACAACATCATCGGGTTCGATGCACCAGTATTAAAGAAGCATTGGAACTTGATTATAGACTCAAACCAGTTGCAAGATACATTAGTAATGTCAAGGCTACTAAACCCAGTAGTCGAAGGAGGACACTCGCTAAAAGCATGGGGGCTAAAGTTAGGAAACCACAAAGACGAGTTCAACGACTTCGATGGAGGGCTTTCAGATGAGATGGTTAAATACTGTATACAAGATGTGGAAGTCACTGCAAGATTATACGAGCGTCTTACTGAAAGTTTACTGGATTGGGGTGAGTCAGTTGATCTTGAGCACAAGGCTGCTGTCTGTGTTCGACAGCAAGAAGAAAATGGTTTCAAGCTCGATGTTAAAGAGACGCTTACCCTTCTTGTTAGCTGGAGGAAAAGACTGGCAGAAATTGAGGAAGGATTACAAGAAGTTTTCAGACCTATTGTAACTGAGCGTGTTAGTGAAAAGACAGGTAAACGTCTTAAAGATAAAATTGAAGTTTTCAATCCAGGTAGCCGTAAGCAAATATCAGAACGACTTATGGCTCTTGGTTGGAAGCCTAATAAATACACAGATAAAGGAACGGTGATAATTGATGAGAGCGTACTGGCAACTATTGACAGACCTGAAGCTAGGTTATTCGAGGAATACTTACTCTTACAAAAACGGATTACTCAAGCTGAAAAATGGATTGACTATGCGGATAACTCCTCACGGGTTCACGGTTCAGTCATCACCAATGGAGCAATTACGGGAAGAATGACCCATAGTAAACCTAACATGGCACAAGTACCTAGTGTGTCTAGTCCTTACGGTAAAGAGTGTAGATCTGTGTGGACGGTAGAGGACGGTAATGTACTATGTGGGGTGGATGCTTCTGGGTTAGAATTGAGAATGTTAGCGCATTTCATGCGAGATGATGAGTACACCAAAGAGATATTGAGTGGTGATATTCACACAGCCAATATGAAAGCTGCTGGTCTAACCAACAGAGATCAGGCTAAAACTTTTATATATGCTTTCTTGTATGGGGCTGGTCCATCCAAGATAGGTAAGATAGTTGGAGGTGGTGAGAAAGAAGGTAAGAAGTTAATTGATAGCTTTCTTGCTAACACACCATCTTTAAAAAATCTAAGAAGCAAAGTAGATCGTATTTCTGCTCAAGGTTGGCTACCTGGTCTGGATGGTAGACGTTTAATTGTTAGGTCTAAACATGCTGCACTCAATACTTTACTTCAAGGAGCTGGTGCAATAGTTATGAAAAAAGCCTTAGTTCTATTGACAAATAAGTTAAAATGTGGTAGAATACACGGCTCGTTTGTAGCTAATGTTCATGATGAATGGCAGATAGAAACGACAAAAGAGTTCTCTGAATCTGTAGGTCAGTTAGGCATACAGGCAATTCAGGAAGCAGGACTTGCTTTCAAGCTACGGTGTCCCCTTGATGGCGAGTATAAAATAGGTACTAATTGGGCATCAACACACTAAAAGGAAATACATGACTAATATAAAACCAGTTGTAGTAAATGCAGAACTTATGTGGGCTTTTCTCGATACACCTAACCCAAGAAGTCACAAGTATCAGGTAGACTTATGTAAACTATCTACCAAAGCTGTGAGCACTTTGAAGGGTATGGGGGTAACAGTTAGAGACGATAAGCCTGACAAGGGTTGCTATGTTACAGTCAAGTCAAAGAAATTTCCAATCAAAGCAGAGCTTGAGGATGGAACTCCAGTCAACTGTAAAATAGAGAACGGCTCTAAAGCTATTGCTACCATAAAACCCTATGAATGGAAATGGGAAGGAAGCACTGGTGTAGGAACTGGGGTTGGTAAGTTGGTTATTACTGATCTAAAGGAGTATCAAGAGGGTGGTGAAGTAAGTATGGACGATCCACTCTAAATTGTCTAAGTCAATGAACAATGCAACTGCACTCATTGACGGAGATATTCTGGTCTATAGGGTAGGCTTCTCTACTAACGAACCAGATGAGGAAAAGTTTGCTATTTCTCGTATGGGTAATTTTGTAGATAGATTGATTAGGTTAGAAGGTATAGAAACTTATGAAGGATATCTAACAGGGAAGAATAACTATAGATCAGAAATTGCTACTGAACAGACTTACAAAGGGAATCGTAAGGATGCTAGAAAACCAGTTCACTACGATTCTCTGCGTGAGTACCTTGTTTCAAAATGGGGCTTTACAGTTATAGATGGTCAGGAGGCTGACGATGCAATGGGAATCAAAGCGTATGATCTACCAGAGGATTCCAGTTGTATCATGACCATAGATAAAGACTTAGATATGATTAGAGGTTGGCATTATAACTTCGTTAAAGAAGATTTGTATTACGTTACTGAGAAGGAGGCTATAAAGAATTTCTACATTCAGATTCTTACTGGTGATCGAGTTGACAACATACCTGGGATTAAAGGTATTGGTCCAGTCAAAGCTAATAAGATTCTGGAGAACTGCACAACTGAGAAAAGTCTTTTCAAAGCTGTGAGTGAGAAGTACGATCATGACATTGATAAACTAACTGAACGTGGAAGGCTCTTATGGATAAGAAGAAAAGAGAAGCAATTATGGAAACCGCCAAACACTTCACGATAGGTTATGTCCAATGGGTTGATGCTGTTGCTGATGCAGGATGGGAGGATAACTCTAAAGCTGATGTCCATCCTGTTCTAAGTATTGGGTTTATTGTTGACGAGACAAAGGATGCTATTTGTCTTGCTGCTGCAATCTCTTACGATCAGTCTAACTCTAGGATACACATACCTAAACAGTGGATTAAAAGTATTAAGAAAGTAAGACTAGATAAATTTTTAGATTTAAGGAGAAAGCCATTAAAACCCAAAGCGCAAAAGCAAAAGGTAGAAAGCTCCAGCAATGGTTTAGAGATCGGCTCATTGAGCAATTCTCGTTTTCCAGGTCCGATGTAAGATCTACAAGTATGGGAGCCGGTGGAGAGGACATACAATTCTCTCAAGAAGTAGGAGATAAATTAGGAATATCTGTTGAGTGTAAGTCAAGAGAGTCAATGGCTGTTTATGCTTTCTATTCTCAAGCTGCTGATAACTGTCCTGAAGGTAGGCAACCAGTGGTCATCATAAAACAGAATCATTCTAAACCTCTTGCTGTTATTGATGCAGAGTACTATGTTAATTTAATGAAGGGAACCAATGAGACATTTGATAATTCCTGATACACAATGCAAACCTGGAAATTCGTTTGAGCATTTAGAATGGGCAGGTAAGTATGCAGTTAAAACTAAGCCAGATGTGATTGTCCATTTAGGAGATCACTGGGATATGCCTAGTTTGTCTGTGTACGATATTGGCAAGAAGTCTTTTGAGGGTAGGACATATAATGATGATATTCAAGCTGGTAATAAAGCTATGGATACTTTCATGAGACCTATCATAGAAGATCAGAAGAAAGCTAGAGCAGGTAAAAGAAAAGTGTGGAAGCCTAAGAAAGTATTTCTAATTGGCAACCATGAGTACCGTATAGACAGAGCTATTGAGTCTGACAGAAAACTAGAGGGACTTATAGGTTATGGTGATTTTAATTTAAAAAAGTACAACTGGGAAGTCCGTCCTTTTTTAGATGTAGCAGTCATCAACGGCATAGCTTATAGTCATTACTTTACTTCTGGTGTAATGGGCAGACCAGTCAGTAATCCTAACCTGCTTCTGCAAAAGAAGCACATGAGTTGTATTATGGGTCATGTCCAAGATAGAGCTATAGCATTCAGTAAGAAAGCAGATGGCTCTAGGATCACTGGTATCTTTTCTGGTATTTTTTATCAACATGATGAGGACTATCTAACTCCTCAGACTAACGGTAGCTGGTCTGGTGTCTGGATGCTTAATGAAGTAAACAACGGTAGCTTTGACGAGATGCCTGTGTCTATAACTTATTTAAGGAACCAATATGGAAATTAAAAATGTACTGCAAACCAGAGCTGGTACTTACGGAAAATATAGGGACGTAAGTCAGATAAGTCAAGACATAAAGAAAGTAATTAAAAACTCTCGTAACTATCCGCTAATGCCAGCTTATATGCTAGAGTCTCTTGAGCTAATAGCAAACAAGTTAGCTAGGATTCTCAATGGCGATCCTCTCTATGATGACTCATGGAGGGACATCTCTGGGTATTGTACTCTTGTGCTGATGGAGATAGAAGACATGGAGAAAGATAAACATGAACTTAACGATTAATGAGCTAAAAGAAAAGTTGTATCTATTTGATGAAGTGGATATAATAGAATTATTGAATCTTACGACTGAAGATATATTAGACAGGTTTGAAGATTTAATTGAACATAACTACGATAAACTAATGAAGGAAATAACATGATGGATTTTTACCAGGAGTACATTGCTAAGAGTAGGTATTGCAGATTCGTAGAAGCAGAAGGACGTAGGGAAGATTGGTTTGAGACAGTCGATAGGTACATGGACTTTATGAAGAACCATCTGGAGACTAAGCATAACCATGTCATGCCAATGGAGACAGACTCAGAGATGCGTGAGGCTATCAAGAACCTAGAGGTTGTACCTTCTATGAGAGCTATCATG